GCGGTCTTTTTCTTCCGTTCGACCTCATCTGAAAGACAAAAATCATGGCAAAAGCTACCAAAATCGTCCTGGGCAAACGTCCGCAGAACTTCACCAAGGAAGTGCAGTGCACCATGCTGGACGGCGCGCTGGGCTGCATGGAAGTCAACTACGTGTACCGCAGCCGCACCGAGCTGGCCGAGCTCACCGACGAGCTGCAGGCCAAGCTGAAGAACGAAGCAAACGCCGAGATCGAGCGCTTCAACGCGGCCGTCACCAAGGCCAAGGAAACCGGCGAGGCGATCCCGGAATTCTCGATGACCCAGACCGAAATCGTGAAGCGTCAGTCGGCCATCAACGTCGATTACATCCTGAAGATCGTCAAGGGCTGGAACCTGGACGCCGACTTCGACAAGGACGGCGTGGCCGAACTGGTCGACACGCTGCCGGCGATGGCCGAGGCGATCAAGTCCGACTACCGCGCCGCGATCAACGAAGGCCGCTTGGGAAACTCCGTCTAATCGCCGAGGCGATGTACACGCCGGGTCCGACGAAAAAGGACCTGGTGCAGATGGAGCTCGCCGGCCTGACGCTCGATGACTTCGATGAGGAGGTGGTCGAGATATGGCCGGAGCACTGGGATGCCTACGTGCTGTTCGCCTACATGCGCACGCAGTGGCGCGCCGGCGGCATGGGTCTGATCGGCCTGGACTATGCCGTCCTGCATCGGAAAATGGACCGCATGGACCTGGACCCGGTGCAGTACGACGAGATCGAGTCCGACGTGCAGGTGATGGAGTTCGCCGCGCTCAACCTCATGAACAGCCGGGACGAGTAGAGGCCGCTGGCGCTGGTGTAAGATTGCCTCCTCATCATAGGAGGGGACATGCAGCGACTTATTCTGGCGGCCGCGCTCGGCTTGGCGAGCGGATCGACTCTGGCCTTTGACATTGCTTGCGACAGGCCTGAATACCTGCAGCTCAAGAATGCGGATAAGGCAGAGCTGCAGCAGGAATTCTGCCGAACTACGCGAACGCACCTCTTGAACATTGACTTGCACCGAGAGACCCAGTCCTCAATTTCTAGATTACGATCAATCGGTGCCGATATCTCGAAACAGACCGCTCAAGCCGAAGAAGATCTTGCCGCAGCGCTGTCTTGTTCGAAGGCAGCTGCCGAGTACGCCGGTGCGCTGCAGCGCCGGTTCAAGTCGAAACCGCCCGCAGTGAAAATCTGCACATCGCCTGGCGGGATATGAGCCAGCGCTAAGCCAGCAACACAACCAAGCCACCTTCGGGTGGCTTTTTTATTTTGGGCCACGCCATGACCGATATCGTCAACAACGCAACAATTCGAGTGGTGGCCGATGCTTCGGGCGTGGAAGCAGGCTTGCGGCCAGCCGTCAACGCGGCCAACCAAGCAGGCCAGGCGATCACACAAACTGGGGTGCGCTCGGCAGCCGCCGCGCGGGCGGTGGAGAACTCGCAGCGCAATATTATCGCGTCGATCCAGCGCACGACTTTGGCCATGGAGGCCGGCGGCCGCACCACGGCAGCTTATTACGAGTCGATGGCGCGCAACCGCGGCGTCGATCCGACATCGCTCACCCCGTACCTGAATCAGCTGCGTGCGGTGGAGGCAGCCCAGACGCAAGCTGCCAAGGCCACCCAAGCCCAGGCTACCGCTGCACGTGAGCTCTCCCAGGCCCAGACAACGAAAGAATCGTTTGTGGCCAGCCTGCGCGAGCAGATCGCTTTGTTCGGCAAGTCAGCCGAAGAGGTTCAGCGCTACCGTGCGGCTCAGGCCGGCGCGGCGCAGGAATCCTCGATGCTAATCCTGCAGCTGCAGCATATGAAGGCGGCCCATCAGCAGTCCGAAGCGGCTGCACGTGCTCAGGCGGCTGCTCAGCGCGAAGCGGCTCAGGCCGAGGCAAACAAGACCTCGTTCCTGGATGGTCTGCGCGAGCAGATCGCGCTCTTCGGCAAGTCGACCGACGGCATCTTGGAATATCGGGCGGCGCAGGCTGGCGCCGTAAGTGAGGCCGCGCCACTGATCGCCCAACTGCGCGCGCTGCGCGATGCCCACGAGCAGACTGCCGCCGCTACGCGCCAGACTGCGCAGGCGCAGCGTGACAGCGCGCAGGCACAGAGCACGCGGGACAGCTTCGTGGCTAGCCTGCGCGAAGAGATCGCCCTGTTTAACAAGTCGACCGAGGAAGTGCTGCGCTACCGCGCGGCCCAAGCCGGCGCGGCGCAGGAATCGTCGATGCTGATCCTGCAGCTGCAAAACATGAAGGCGGCACAGGACCAGGTTGCGGCCAGCGCGCGTGCCGCCTCGCAGGCGCAGCAGGACGCTGCTCAAGCGCAGTCGCGCCGGGACAACTTCTTGGAGGGCCTGCGCGAGCAGATCGCCCTGTACGGTCGCTCGACCGAGGAAGTGCAGCGGCACCACGCCGCTCAGCTGGGCCTGACCGCCGCGGCCGAGCCGCTGATCGCGCAGCTGCGAGCCCTGCGGACGGCTGAAGAGCAGGTTGCCTCAGCCGCTCGTGCTGTCGATCAGGCGCAGCGGGACGCTCTGCAGGTGCAGGCGGGAAAGGACAACTTCATCGCAGGCCTGCGCGAGCAGATCGCTCTGTTCGGCCTGTCCACAGAGGAGGTGAATCGCTATCGAGCTGCCCAGCTCAACTTGACCGCCGCCACCGAACCACTGATTGCTAAGCTGCGGGACCTGCGCCTGGCGCAAGAGCAACAGACGTATGCGACTCAGATGGAAGCTCAGGCGCAACGCGAGGTGGCGCAGGCCCAGGCCTCGCGCTCCTCGTTCCTCAAGGGTCTGGAGCAGCAGGTTGCTGCTATCGGAAAGACGCGGACCGAACTGCTGGAAATGCAGGCCGCGCAGTTGGGTGTAACCAACCATGCCAGGCCATTGCTCGACCAGCTCCATGCCCAGGACCAAGCCTTCCGGAATGGCGGGATGTCTGCGGCAGCGATGAGTGCGGCCCTGCGCGGCGTGCCGGCGCAGATGACCGACATCATCGTCAGCCTTCAGGGCGGCCAGGCGCCGTTGACTGTGCTTCTTCAGCAGGGCGGCCAGCTCAAGGACATGTTCGGCGGCATCGGCCCAGCGGTGCGGGCTCTTGGTGGGGCACTCCTTGGCTTGATCAACCCCTACACGGTGACGATCGCGGTATTAGGCACGTTGGCCTATGCCTATAAGTCAGGCCACGAAGAGGCCGTGCAGTATTCGCGCGCCCTGATCATGACGGGCAATTTTGCGGGCACTACTGCCGGCCAGATGGCCGACATGGCGGCTAGCATGAAGGAGGTCAACGGTTCCCAGGGCGTTTCAGCAAAAGCCCTGACCACCCTCGCCAGCACCGGAGCAATCGCCGGCGCCAACCTGGAGAAATTCGGCACCGTCGCCGTCGACGCCCAGCGCGTGCTCGGCAAGAGCGTCGAAGACACCGCAAAGGAGTTCGCGGCGCTCGGGAAGGATCCGTTGACCGCCCTGCGGGCCATGGGCGACCAATACGGCTTCGTCACCACTGAAACCTATCTCGCCGTGAGGGCGGCGCAGGTGCAGGGCCGCACGATCGACGCGGCTCGCATTGCGCAGAACGCATACGCCGATGGCATCGCCAATCAGAAAGAAAAGGTACTCGCAGTTCTCTCGGTTTGGGAACGCGGCTGGATCAGCATCAAGTCGGCGACGAGCAGCGCATGGGACGCAGTTGTTGAATTTTCGGGCAGCCGAGAGCTCGGGCCTCAGCAGCAGCTGGCCGCACTGGATACGCAACGCAAGGCTCTTGAAGAGAGCGTCGAGCGCCTGAAAAGGATCGGCAAGGCGCGCGATGGAGACAAATACAACCCGAAGACGGATCGGGACGTATTGGGTGCAGAGGCACAAATTGAAGCGAACAAGCGGGCCGTCGAAAGCATCAATGCGAAAGCCGCCGCTGATAAAAAGGCAGGTGAGGAAGAAGCCCTGAAGAACCAACGTCAGGCAGCGGAAAGGGAATGGGAGGAAAAGCAGCGGATTCTGTTCACCCGCGCGGAGCAGCGCGAGATGGCACTGAAGGCAGCTCAAAAGCGAGGTACGGACCTTGGTATTCCCCAGTCGTCCACCGACAAAGACGCCATCACTATCGACAAGCAGCTGATGGCCATCCGTCGCGAGTACAACGACGTCTTCGTCATGGGAATCGACGCCAGCATCACGGCGTTGCGGAAACGCGGCGAAGTGGAAGACGCACTGGCCCAACGTGCGCTCGCTCAAATTCAAGCACAGCGGGATGCTGGTGAGATCACAGAAGATCAAGCCCTCCGCCGAGCAGCTGATGAAGAGTTGGAAAGTCTTAGGAGGCGCAAAGAGCGTCTCGAAGGGGAGCAGGGGCTGGTCGCCAAGAAGCTTAACAGTGACCGTGAGCAAATCGATCTTGCTGGCAAAATCGCCCTCATTGACGAACAGCGCATCAGCCGCCAGCAGCAGCTGGAGAACGATCTGGCCGCGGCCCAGCGGAACCGCTCCCAGGCCAGCCAAGATCTCTACATGCAAGGCGTCAAGGCTGCCAGTGCGGAGCTCATCGGCCTGCAGGACCAGGTGAAGGCCCAGCAGCTGGCGAACGAAGAGATTGGCTTGAGCAAGGAAGCCGTGGCGGCTCTCCAGGCAGAGCGCATGCTCGGGATCGCCACGTTGAAGGAGGAGGCGGCGGCGGAGCTCGCAGCAAGTGATCCGCGCAGTGCGAATATCGCGCTCTACCGCCAGCAGGCCGAAGAGCTGCGCAAGCTTGCCCTGCTCAAGCAACAAGGCGCCGTCAACGAAGGAATTGCGGACGCCAACAAGAAGGCCAAGGACAGCCTCAAGGAGTTCCTCGACCCGGCCCGCGCCCAGACGTTCGGCGAGGCGCTGCGCGAGGCATTCGGCACCGCAGGCGACTCGATCACGAAAATGACCGGCGCCCTGGATGCATTCGGCAAACGTCAGGCGAAGATCGCGGAGGAGCGCGGCAACGCTGATCTGCTGCTCCGGAATGGGAAGATCAGCGAGGTCAAGCACCTCGAGTATGTCGACAAGCTCAATCAGGAGGGCGCAAAAAATCGCCTGGCCGGCTACGGCGCCATGACCAGCGCTGCCGCCGGCTTCTTTGGCGAGCAGAGCAAGGGCTACCAGACCCTGATGGCAGTGTCGAAGGTGTTCCACGCGGCCGAGCTTGCGATGACGCTGGCCGAGCTAGTGCCCAAGGGTATCTCGGCAGTGCTGAACCAAGGCACCGGCGATCCATACTCGGCGTTCGGGCGCATGGCAGCCATGGCGGCAATTGTCGCCGCTCTGGGCGTTGCCATCGGCGGCATTGGCAGCGGCGGTGCGAGCCTTTCCGAGTCGCGCCAGAAAGCCCAGGGCACCGGGTCGCTGCTAGGGTCGGATGACAAATCCGAATCCATCGCCAAGTCGCTCGACATCATGGAGTCGCTGGCCTCGAAGGAGCTGGGCATCAGCGCTGGCATGCTGCGTTCGCTGCGCAACATCGAGGCCGGGATCGGGCAGTTCGCTTCGCTCCTGGTGCGCACTACCGGCGTGAGTGGAGATTTCGGTGCCGAGAATGCATCTGCTGGTTTTGCTGCTGACTTCGGTAAAAAATTTGGCGGCGTCGGCATCATGGGGAAACTCTGGTCGTCGGCGCTGGGCTCAGTGCTGGGAGGGAAAAAGACGGTCGAAGACACTGGGTTCACCATGGGCCCGGCGAGCTTCGCGAGCATTTTGGCCGGCGGCGTGAATGCGATGCAGTATGCCGACATCAAGAAATCTGGCGGCTGGTTCAGCAGCGACAAATACTCGACCAAATCGGAAGGCATTGGTGAGGAGGGCAATCGTCAGATCAGCACGATCCTGACCTCGCTCTACGACACCGTGTTCGAGGCCGGCAAGCTCCTGCAGATCAATGGTGACGAATTCTCGGCGCGCCTGAACAGCTTTGTTGTCGACATCGGCAAGGTCAGCCTGAAAGGCAAAACCGGGGAGGAAATCCAGAAGGAGCTGTCTGCCGTCTTTTCCAAGATCGGCGACGACCTTGCCAGCTTCGGCGTGGCCGGAATCACCCAGTTCCAGCAAGTCGGGGAGGGCGCGCTGGAGACCCTGGCGCGCGTGGCGTCGAACTACGCCGGCCTGGACGCTGTCCTGGCCAGCATCGGCAAGTCGTTCGGTGCAACCGGGATCGCGAGCATCGCTGCGCGCGAGGAACTGGTATCCCTGGCCGGTGGGCTCGAGGAACTGGCCAGCCAAGCGTCGTCGTTCGCCGAGAATTACCTGACCGAGGCGGAGCGCCTGGCGCCGGTGCAGAAGTTCGTGACCGGGCAACTGAGCGCGATGGGTTTGGCAGCCCTGAATTCGCGCCAGGCCTTCAAGGACTATGTGCTTGGCCTCAACCTGAGCATCCCCGCACATCGCGAGCAATACGCTGCGTTGATGGACCTGCAGGATGCGTTCGCCCAGCTCTACCCGGCGATCGAGGACACCACCGTGACGCTGGCCGATGCCAAGTCGGCGCTGACCGATGCGTACAAGGCCGAGAGCGACGCGATCGACGCGACCATCAACCGGATGTCGTCGTTTGCCGCGAGCCTGAAAAGCCTGCGCGACAACGCGCTGCTCGGCGGCCTGTCGCCGCTGACGCCTCAGCAGAAGTATGCAGAGTCGAAGGCCCAGTACGAAGCTGTGCTGGCGGCGGCGCGCGGCGGTGATGAGGCGGCTCAGTCGCAGTATCAGGGCGCGTTCAATGCGTTCCTGACTGCGTCCCGAGCGGTCTACGCCAGCAGCAGACAATACCGTGCGGACTTCGACTTTGCCCAGGCATCAACGGCGGAGGCGGAGCGCTGGGCCAGCGCCCAGGTCGACGTCGGCAAGGCTCAACTGGAAGCGCTCAAGCTCTCGGTCAAGGGTCTGATCGACGTCGAGAAGTCCGTGCTGTCGGTGCGCGAGGCGATCCTGCAGCTGCATACGGTCATGGGCAAGAACACCATGCCGCTGACCGCAGTTGTGGCGCCGCCGCCCGTGGCGGCTCCCTACAGCTCATACGGGACGGCGAACACTGAGGCGCTGGTGGCCGAGGTGAAGGCGTTGCGCACGGAGGTGGCAGGCCTGCGCGCAGACCAGAACGGGCAGACCGGCGCCATGATCGCGGCAACCCGCGGCGCCGGCGAGCAGACGGCTGACAAAGTCGCGGGGGCAGTGAGGGCCGCCGCAACAACTGAAGTGAGGGTTCTTCCTGAATGAACGATGCTCAATTCCTGGCCTGGCTGCAAAGCTCGGCCGCGTATCGTTGCGTCCTGATCGAGGCGGCGGCGCGCGTGGACGGCGTGGAAACCATGATCTACATGGCGACCAGGTCGTACACCACGTCGCCGGCCGACAGTCCGGCCAACACGCAATACCTCCCGATCGCCACCGTGGGCACGTTGTTCACTGAGCGCCTGTCGCTCGAAGGTGACGGCGCGCTTTCGACTGGCGACCTGGAGATCGACAACACGGCCGGCGTGCGGGACGCCTGGGCCGGTGCCGGCTACGTGTGGAAGAACCGCGAGATCCGCGCGTACATTGGCGACATCCGCTGGCCGCGCGCCGACTTCCGGATGATCTTTAACGGCATCGTGGCCGACATCGCGCCGAGCGGGCGGAGCAAGCTGCTGCTGAAGCTGCGCGACAAGCTGCAGCGCCTGAACACGGCCATCACCGAGGCGAAGCTGGGCGGCGAGACTGAGCAGAAAGACTCGCTCCTTCCGTTCGCAATCGGCCAGGTGTCGAACATCACCCCGCTGCCGATTAACCCGGCGACGCTGACCTACGGCTACCACTGCGCGTCAGCGGAAGGGGTGATCGCCAACGAGGCGCGCGACAACGGCGCACCGGTGGCGATGGCGTCGAACCCGGCCGCCAGCACCGTGACGCTGGAATCGACGCCGGCCGGCGCCGTGACGTTGTCCGTCAAGGGCGATAACACCGGCGGCTACTGCGACACCGCGGCCACTATGTGCCGGCGCCTGGCCACCCGGTATGGCAAGGCCGCCGACCGCTTCACCGATGAGGATCTGGACCTGGCGAACATCGGCGCCTTCGACGCGGCTCACCCGCAGCCGATGGGGCTCTACTCCACCGACCGGCTCAACGTGCTGGCTGCCTGCCAGATGCTGCTGGGCAGCCTGGGCGCGCAACTGGTGATGTCGCGCTTGGGCCTGATGCGGCTGATCCAGGTCGCGCTTCCCGGTACCGGCACGCCGTTCGTGATCCGTCCGGAACACATGGTCGACGGCACGTTGCAGCCCACCGGCCGCACCGATGTGGTGGGCGCCGTGAAGCTGGGCTTCGCCAAGAACTGGACGGTGCAGGACGCCGGCACGCTGGCCAACCTGCCCGAGTCGCACAAGGTGCTCTTCACGGAAGAGTGGCTGACCACGACCGCGACCGACGCGGTGACCCTGGCCACCTACCGCCTCAACGCTGAGCCGGTGCAGGTCGACACGATGCTGCTGACCCGGGCTGATGCCCAGGCCGAGGCGCAGCGTCGCCTAAATCTGTGGAAGGTGCCGCGTACCACCTACGAGTTCGACGGCGTGCCCGAGCTGCTGCAGCTTGAGCTGGGCCAGGCGGTGAACGTCTACAGCCCGCGCTTTGGCATGGCCGCCGGCGTCTCCGGCATCGTTATTTCATTGGCGCCCGACTGGAACACCGGGCGCGTCAAAGTGGGCTTCCTCGTATGAGCGCAGTACTGAACGACC